AGTTAAATCGCACAATGTAACATTGCGTGTATAATCATCTAGTACACGATGTTCTACGCCTTCATGATCAGTCCAGCGTTGCAACATCATATTATTCCAACTAAAGCCTTTTGTAGTTTTGTCTTCAAATGCTTCAACTAGTCCAACTTTGTTCTTTGTACCTTTTTTTCTAACACCTGGATAGGCACTAAACACATTGTCACTAGTATCTCCACGCATACATTTTTCGAACAACATGAATTCAGGGTGTGGAGCAGGCTTAGGTTCTCCTGTCTTCTTATCGCATACGGGCTTGCCTTTGTCATCAAAATATCCTTCTACTGTAATAGTAGTATTACTTACCCCATTGTACTGACGTACATTAGGCGCAATCAACTGTGCAAAGTCACCGTCTGTACTGATAATAACATGATCGTCGTTAGGGTGTGCCTGTACCCAGCCTGCAATAAGATCATCTGCTTCTAGTACAGGATTTTGCATTACAGTACAGTTAGTTTTATTGCCAATAAAGTCTTTGAACTCATCAAAGATCTCCCAAAACAATGTATCTTCTTCTTGCTGTTGTGTAGTCATTGCATCGCGATGTTCTTTGCGATTGCGCTTGTAAGGCTCGTAATAGTCTTTGCGCCAACTACGTCCTTCTAAGCAGAACACAACATGATCTGCATTAAAGTCCAACCATGCTTTCTTTACACTATTAAGTGTAATATGTAGTGCCATGCCGAGTTTAGTATCAAGATCACCACGTACTACATGTCTTGCACGAAAGAATGTGTTTGCTGTATCTACTAAGATATAAGTGCTCATTTAGATGCCTCTGTTATTTGTTTAATGTTACTACTGATTGTAGCATTAAACTCGTCGTCTGTCAAGTCATAACGCAAGCCTTCTGACAATGCTCTACTAAAGCTCGCACTTACATTGTCATTAAGTCCAAGTCTATTACATGCTTCTGCTGTGCTGTATCCGCCACTTAGGAACACAACACGTTCTACGTTAGGAAACACTGTAAGATTATGATACAAGTTGGGCGTTTCTGGCGGTGTTAGTTTGAGAATACATTTGCCTGGATATTCATCTAAGAACTCTTGTAAGTGATACATAAGAGCGTCTTCAACTTCAGCTTTGATAGGATGGTCAATGGGCACTTCGGGTTCAATGATAGGCACAAGCCCATGCTCCCAAATAGTACGAGCAAGTGTAAACTGTTGTTTAAGCACAGGATGTATCATTCCTGTACCATGTACAATACTACGCATCTTGGTGCCGTAGATTCGAGGACCAATGCCGTTTGTAGCAAACTCTAACATTTGTTTTACTGGAAACTGTTTGAGTGTGCCGTCTTCGTCACATCCACTGTCAATCTTTAGGAACGTGTCAATACCTTTTTCATCCAAGATATTAACCATTCCACGTGTAACTGTGTCTTGGTAGAGAATTGCTGCCCAAATATTTTTATCGTTGAACGCAGGTGAGTTAACCATACGCATACGCATTTCGTGTACACGTTCCATTTTGTTATCTTCTGTGTACTCACGTCCATAACGTTCTAGTACACCGCCTGTGCTTCCGCCACTGTGATCCATTGCTGCAATAAATCTACTCATCCATATTCTCCAAAACTAAACATTGATTGTATTCAACTACGTATCCACAGGCACGAAGGAAGTTTTGAAACTCTTCAAGAACAGCATCCATAGACGCATGTTCTGCCATTTCTATTTCAATCTTTGTGCCGTCACTGTGTTGGTGTGTAAACTTCATCCTCTATCCTCCATTGTGCTTTTTAATGTAGCCAAGACGTTCTCAAGTTTTTCAGTCACATCATTACGACAACAGACGATTCTTACTGGATGAAACTCACGACCTTCGTCAGTTTCTTCAGTGGCGTCAAGCAGCCTGAACAACTCCTTGACTGCTACATCATATTGGTCACATTTACTTTTCAGACTCATTTGATAATCCAATCCATATTCATCCAGTCAGTATCTTCTGACATCATCTCAACTTTGTCGCCATGAAGTTCTTGTAGTCGATTCCAGACATGAGCATTGTTCATTCTCAGTCTGTACGACTCTTTATAACAACGATATGTGCTACCACTAGAACCTTTAAAGTAGTAGTTATCTTCGGTCTCATTTACTTCAGTGATACCACTATTCATACGCCAACTGTTGCCATCTAAGTAACCACCAGATGTTCCAACAAGAAGACGATAGTGAGGATCATCGCCTTTCATCTTGATAACGACCCAGTTATCACATGTGTAATCACTCATAAGTTTCCCCTGTTTCGCGGAAGAAGTTTTCACTCCAAAATGCTTTGTCGTCAATCCAAATATCGTAGTTTTCTTTTTCGCCAACACTTAGTTCGTGATGCTTTGCACCCCACTTCATCAGCTGTGCATATGTAAGCTCGTAATAGTCTACACCGCTTACACATCCTCGTGCTGTCATGTATTTGATTGTATGTCCTGCATCATACAATGCATTTACTTTTGCAATGCGCTCAGGCATTGGAATATGATTTGCATAGTCTTTCTTGCCACCACTGTCAGGAATAATCACTTCTTTACAGATGGTGCCATCAATATCGATTACATATTTCATGATACTTCACTGCGTCCTTTGTCGATAGGTACAACATTAATGTAACCAGCACCTCGATCTGTGTCCAGGCCTTCCTCTGCTAACATGTTATAAATAATATCACGGAACCAACGATCTACAATTTCTTCTTGTGGATCATCATTAGTGCCGTACCCATTAGTAATGAGTTCTTTAATAAACAAGTCATTCCAATCAAGTTCGAAAAACCCATTTCGGATGTTCTCTTCGTTTACTTGCATATCAAGAACATTTACCCAAGGCTCTTTGCGGCGTGTAGCATATGCTTTAGGATCTTTCTTTTTAAGAAGTTTCATTTCTTCTTCTACGATACGTGCTTCTTCTACTGCCAGTTCTTGTTCTTTTGCTTCAATGCCAGTAAAGCGTTTTAACCATTGTTTCATGATTCTTCCTTCATATATGCTACATGTTGTGTAATCTCAGTTACTTCGATGTATTTAGGTTCTGCATATGTAGCAGAGCCTTTTAGATTTACACGAGCGTAAACATTATTCTGTTGCAGCGCCTTCCAAGTTTTATTAAGCGCCGCCACATCTTTATTAAACTGTTTTACAAGATCTGTTACTTTTGGATCTTTCATATCTGTTTCCTTACCTTTTCATATTGCTCTTGTGTAATCTTCTTGCCTTGGAGGATTTCTAAGTCTTCCTTATTAAGTCCCCCAGGCATTTCCGAATAAGCT